ATGGCGATTGGGGTCTCAGCAGGCAGGAAGAAAGTATCGGAGCTTGTGCTTTTTGGCGATGCGGTGCGTGAGCGCCGGAAGGCCTTGGGCTATTCTCAAGAGGCATTCGGGGACGCGTGTGGTATTGACCGCAGTTACATCGGCGGCATAGAGCGAGGCGAACACAATCTTGCGCTGGTCAACATTCTCAAGATCATTGCGACCTTGGAGCTCCAGCCATCTGAGTTCTTTCGGGCGCTCGACACACCACGCAAGAAACTGAGGTCTGGCTGAGAGCAATATCTTTGGATCGCTTGGAGCTTGCCATCTGCAGCGAGCTGCCAAGGGCAATTCACTACCAACCTGTCGATCGGTCTGCGCATGCCGACTCTAGGGGGCCTTATTCGTGAACAATCTTGGTCACCTTATTGCCGCACTGTCGAAAGCGGCTTGGCTCACTCGGCGATCGCGGCCCACAACTCACCCTCGTAGCCTTCGCGCAGTTCAATCTCAGCGACCACAAACGCTGCGAAGTGGTCGGAGTTAACGCCTGGCGCAAGGCTCTCCGTAGACATCGCCCGACTCGCCGGAGTCCCTGCACGGCATTCGACTTGCATAGGAACCTTCACGATTCGCACTGAAGCTAACCTGCAGCCGACAAGCGCCAAAGCAACAGGCACCAAACAGCCCCATGGAGCGCAGATCGCTTCATGGCTGCACCTCCCTCAATCACTCGTCAATGCGCAACTGCGCGCTTGCGCAAACATCGCAAGACACGACCGCCGGCGTCGCGAGAATGCCCTGCGTCCGTGCCTGATAGTCGAGCGCGCAGCAGCCTGCGCCTTCTTCGCCTCGGCCGCGCGGTTATTGGTAAAGTCACGAAGCCTTCCGTCGCATCGCCGCAGGCCATTACCGCCGCTCGCGCATCGTCACGCTGCGGCACCGACGTGGCCGCCTTCTATCGCGCGCCCGCCCACGCCCAACCGAGCGCCACCAATAAGGCCTACGTCGGGCTCATTGCTCAGCACCTTGTAGGCTCGGGCTGTGGCCGCCTTGCACTCGGCGAGCTTCAGCCGCTTCGCTTCGTTGACACATTCTGCGTGAAGAAACCGAAGTGATTCGCGCCGTGTTCGGCGGCCAGCATGAAGCCGCCCAGGTGCTGCAGGCTCAGCGTGCCCGCCCCATCCATGGGATGCCGCGCACCTGCTCGGCGCACTCGGCCTTGAAGCCGTGGATCACGTCCTCGGCAGGGAGGCGCACGCGCCGGCGCGATGTGCGAGAGCTGACCTGCCCCCTTCAGGCGCACCAATGTTGAGTTAGCGAGTCCAAGGTTGTGGAGACTACTTGATCTCCGGTGATTGCCTTGCATCGCTAGCGCGCTGGCGATGCAAGGCCGCAATCAACGTCTGGCCGCTTGGCTATACACGGCTCTGACGGGCCGCAGCGGTACCGCCTTTATTCTGCCGGCCGGCCCGGCGTAAAGCTGGAAAGACGCGCACCGGCGGGCAGCGGAATGACCGCAGCGCCCTTGAGTTGACGGATGTTGCGGGTCTGCGCGACCGAGGCATTCCACGCATCGCGCGGGTTCTCGCCGAACAGCTCGGCAGCGGATGCCGGATCGAGATCCGATTCGAGGAACGCCGCGACCAGTGAATTTGCGAGACTCGCCTGCAGCTCGTTGGCCGCGTACTTGCCGGCCATGTGGAATTCGCGCATGACGGCCGACACGACCGGCTTGCCGCGCGATTGGCCGGTGCGTTCCTTGTCGTGCAAATGGATGACCCGACGACGGCCCCACGAAGTGAACGCGGCCACGCGGTCCCACTCCATGAACTGCGCCTCTCGTGTCATGCCGTAGAAGCCGAACGCGAAGGCGTCACCCGGATGGCGCTTGAGGATGTGATACGCGACCGGCGCACCCCATTTGTCGAACTCGATGCCCTTGCGGATGTCCTCGCGATGCTCCATGCCGACCGGTGTTGCGAGCCGGTCGGACTCCACCATCATGAGCCGCGTGTTCCAGCGAGCACCAGGACGGGGCAGCCACAGCGGCAGTGCCAGCGCATCGCCGTTGAGCATCGCGCCGCCAAGCGCCTGCAGGGTCATGCCGAGCAGGTTCTGCGTGCGTGCGGCATCGCACTCGGGTGTTTCGGCCCAAGAGCGGAATTTGGCTTCGGTGACGTTGCCCCACTCGCGAGCCCGCTCGCGCGTCCAGCCGAGCAGGCGGTAATCCGGCGTGGCACTCAGACGCAGCACCGAACCCACGATGTTGTCGCGCAGGGTCTGCATGCCGCCGGCCATGAGACCGTTGTTCCGGCCCAGGTCGCGCGAGCGCGCGGTCAGCGTGTCGAGGTCTGGTAGCAGGTCGGCATCGGCACTGCCGGCGACCGGGTTCCAGTCGCGCATCGCCAGGTCAGTGCCCGAGGCGGCATCGTGGGCGGCCATGGCCGCGCCAGAGCGGACAGACACAGTGGCGCTCGCGGACGGATGGCGGTGACGGGTGCGGCGCGCCATCTCAGACCATGTAGATGGGGCCGCGCGAACTGCCGCCCGAACGGCGGTCAAGCTCTTCGCTCACGGCGGCGATTTCCTTGCGGATCTCGGCGACGTTCTGCTGGTACTGAACAGACCGCCCGTTGTGGGCGGCAGAGGTGGGGGTGGTTAGCCGGTCCTGCAGCGACGCCATGAGGCGCGTGCGGGAGGCTTGAAGTTCAGAAACTGAGAGGTGGCGGTAAATGCCCATGCATGCGATGACAACAGTTCATCGCGGACATTTCCGCTGGACATTTTCACAAAATCGCGTCCCGACAGATCATTTTGTAGTGACCGGAAGCCTACCAGTTGGTCAGTGCTCAAGGTGAGCAAATCTGACTTCGGGCAGCGGATCCAATCGAGCTGTAGCTAATACCCGCTCCAACTCGCTTTGATTTCCTGACCCTACACGCACCAGTTCACCGGCAAGTTTTGCAGATTCTGCCCGCAATAGAGATACGCTTACCGCACTTCGGCTACTCGGAATTGTGGACATGTAATCCGCAGAATCAAATATCGACGGACAGCATTCCCCTAGAACGTCCAACTCACTTTGATTGAGCCAGCCATTTTGAATCATCTTTTTCATGGTCCACAACAAGGCGGGTAGACCCGATTTTTTCCCGGACTCAATAATGGTGACCAGCTGAGACACCAAATCACCAACCTCTCTGTCAGAGCGAAACTCACGCCACTTGAGCAATGCATAGGATGCGGACGCAACTGAATTTGCATCATCAGCCTGAAGCCCCTTTCTAATCTCCCTTTTGACAATCTTTGTGTTTTCATCTGGCGACTGAGCAAAATACACAAAAGCAGTAAGCACCGATTGCGACTTTGATTTTGAATAAAACTCACACAGCTTATCTAAATTAGAGCTAGACCAATCAGCCGGCGACAAGTAAGGCACGACCGCTCCAGAGAGCACATCGCCAATCGCCTTAGCAATTTTTTTGTTCAATCCAGCGGATTCCGAGAAATAATCATTGGAAGTATCCGCTGGGCGCCACGCAGCAAGTCGGTCAAAGTAGTTCAAAGCCTGATGCGACGTTGGAAATTGCTTATCTTTTGTAACGTAAGCAGCACCTTTAATTGAAATTAGAAGCTCGTAATCGCACACGGAACCATCCGTACGCTCGAATAAATAGCGCCGTAGCAGCGAAATAGTTGCCTCTGAGTTCGGAGAAGGAAGCTCAAGAAGAATTGCGCGGGACAAACCAATATTTGGAATTGACTCATACACCGGACCAGCACCCCAAACCGCGTCGGCGAGTTTTGAACATTCAGCCGGGCTTAGAAAGTTCGACCTCACCAACGGAAGCAAGCGAATAAGGGCAGGATCGTCATCTGGAGAAATTGGTGTGATGGAACCTATTATTTCATCGATGCGACGATCTTGAGCTGCATTTGAAATTCTCGTACCCGGATTTTTTATTTGAGGGCTTGGCCAACGCATCCTACCGGAGTCGTTAATTTCAGAAACCAATGGAAACGCCAGATATTCAAAAAGAACGTCCGAATGCTCGCTTTCTGGAATGCTTTCTAGCGAATATTCGACAAGATGTCCTAGGGCATCGATAATCCAAAGATGCCGAAGCGATGAGTTCCGCGCAATGTCGTTTGCTAAGCGGAAAGCCTGTTTAGCTTGCTCGGAAGAGGCTCGCACAACCACTCTGGCCAATACTTCCAAGAAAATCCGCAACTTAGTGAGCGCAAAGGACTTGTCGCCAACATGCGCTGCCATCAATTTCCCCCGCCAATACTCGATTGCGGAAATAGATTGCTGAAACAACTTATCGGCAATTTCCTGCGAGATTCGAGCCATGTGCACACGGGAAAAAGCGAATTTCAGGACATCATCAGACTCACTATTGGCCGCCCTTATGGCAAGTGAAAATCGATGCTCATCATCAATTCCGTCCACTCGTGTTACTTGCTTGACCTTGTCTCCTAAAAAATTCACTCCACTCACACGCACCGGAATACCGACCGATTCAGCAACGCCATAAAGCAATAGCAGCGGATGCAATTCGTTAGAAAATTGAATACTTCCAGAATTATCGATATACCGTCCTGGCTCGAATGACGGATCAATTTCCGCTTCATTTTGTTTTTCAATAGTCTTGGCGATCCGAATTTGCACGTAATCCATGCAATCAAACGGACTACACTGAGCCTCTTGATAATTCGCAGGAAATCTCTCGAGCTGCTTCTCGGAACTCCATCTATTGATTCCGCGCAGTAGCCAAGTTGCCCAAGCCAATCTTGACAGCACGTATACAGAATTTTTACTGCTTCTGTACTGACCAGAAAGTTCGTGAAAAGCAGATCTAATGAGTTTTTCACCTTCCTCAAATCGTCCACATTCGGCCAGCAGCGCAGCTTTTTGAATCTTCCTAACCGGATCTGCTTCGGAGATAGTCTCCGCCATCTTCTCCATTAGCGGAAAATCATGCCTGTCGCGCGCTTCTCTTGCACGAAACAAGGAAATTTCGTTGACCACATCCGGCCAAAACTGAACGTTTTCCTCCAAGATTTTCGAAGCACGTTCGGCCATGCGGCGACTGGAATCATCCGGAAACCAAATGGACCTCTTGAGCAACAAGAGAGCGATCTCCAATTGCTGCCTCTTTGTCAGTCCGCAATTATCTTTCGGATCGCAAACCAAAAGAAATTGCTCCGCCAGCCATGACTGAGGCTGCTCGAAGGTTATCGACTGGCGCCATGCAATTTCATAGAGCAACTTAGCCCTCAAACCCGGGGAAAGCGCAGCCAAATTCTTTGTATTTGGATACGGGTCGCTGATTTGAGTTTGTAAGGCGAAGCGAATCCCCGAAGGACATACGAGCCATCCAGGATATGACTCCCGATCGCTAATCAGCACTGGAAGTTGGCGTTCAAGCAGAGTCGCCGCAAATTGCTCATCCTTGTAGCTCTTGTCAAACTCCTCTGCCGCAACGGATTTTCGATGGATCGAACTAGGAACCCAACTCCACGGGGTCTTAGGCTTAAGTGCGGTCAACACTTCCAAGAAGATCTGCGTTGCCGCAGCGTGTCGCAAGTCCAAATCCTCGTGATCCGAAACAATTGCTCCTAAATCTATTGGCGCGATATTGATTGACTCCAAATAGCGCCGTTTCGCAGCGGTTAGATTGAGCGCACCGACGAGGTAGATGCGACGTGCATGTGTGGACAATCGATCGCGCACCCACCCAGCCCACTGCAGAAAATTCGGATCATCCCCTGAGAAACCAAGCAAGCAGAGCTCATTTTCTATAAAGATCTGACGCGCCAAATTGACAAATGCAGCATGATTTTCGGGGTATTTTCTGTAGTCCTCTTGTGTAAATACAAGATCTTCGGAGACGTCTAGAGTGCCATGCAGCTTTATTATTCGCGGCGCGGACGAGCTAGAAATATCTTCTTCTTTAAGAATTACTTTATACGCGGGATCCATGACCTCCGCCGCTGCCCGCTCCAAGAGAGAATCCCAGTTTGTCGTCAAGACATCTGACCAAGGCAGGCTCAGTAGACTTTTATGAAGCGGGCCCGGACGCCAGGCCGCGTCGTTCATCTCTCGACGGATCAAATCATGCAGCGCTGGCTTTCCAAAATACGCGTGATACTCCTCCGCGAGTCTCAATGGATCCGCCTTCGCATCCGCGCCCAGATCCGAGGCAAGAGCAGACGACAGATGTAGCCATAAGGGCAATTTTCTTTGCGCATCTATGGTCACTGCCGCTGCACGGCTAAAGCCAGCGCCGACCATGACGGCCGCACCATGGGAGGAGTCGTCTTGATGCCACAAGCCGGCCGCCAGCTTCTTCAAGGCGGCGTAGTCCGGCAGTTCAGAGACCCGTTTCGCTGCAGTATTGCTCATAAATTCCCTCTTTACTCATTAGCATAGGTCCCGTCAGACGACATATGATGATTCTGCTATGCAATGCCTAGCTGCTGCCGGCATCGCATGTGTTTGGCGAGAGCTAGGACGCTCCGTCTTCAATCCGGGCCACTGCCTCCGAGATAATCCGTCGGGCATGCCTCGCCGTCATGCCGTACTCTTTGGCTAAGTCCGCCAAGTTGCGACCGTTAAACCTGCGAACGATCTCTTTGTGCATCTTCTCTCTCTCCCGAGCAGTCTTTCGCGGGACGTATATGTGCATGCCGCCCAACCGATGAAGAATGCGCTCGACCAATGAGGCCGCGGCGGCCTCAGGCACTGCGATGCCGAAGCATCGCGCCACTGCAACCGCTTCCTCTTCGATGACTGCGAGCGGCTCATCGCCAAAATAGGACGTCTTCATTGTTAACTCAGGGCAATAGGAGAAAAGATGTCCACGGCTGCGAGCGATGAAGCAGGTTCCACCGTAGGGTTGAGAGATCCTTCAAGGGCAGGCTCGCGCGGCGCGAGCCTCTCCGGCGCCCGGATGAGGCCAGCGGACGTCGAAAACAAGTCTTGGGATGGCTGGACGGCGGACTCCAGATCCGACCACCGCTTATCTGCGTAGTTGTGCAGGCCCAGGCCGAAGGCCGCGTGCAATGCATAGTTCCTGTTGTCGAGCACCTCGTTGCGCGGCCTGCGCTTCACCCAGCGAAAAACCTCCTTGCCGTTGACCTTCACAAGAATGCGCTGCTCGGCCGTGAGCTGCTCGAACCATTCGCGCGGCAGTTCGGAGCTGAAATGGATGAAGCCCGGACCAGGCTGTTCAATGGCGAGCTGCCCGAGCAACAGGTCCTTCGCCGTATCTACACCGACATTCCAAAGCTTGATGCCGTTCGGGATCTTCTTCCCGTTGAACCGCACCTCCTGCGGACTGCTCGGCCCGAGCACGGGCACATTGTCTTCCCCTCGCCCCTTCACAGCGCGCAGCTTCGGCAACAGGTGCTGCGTCTTGCGTACCCAGTTGTAGACCGCCTGCGTCTGGTCGCTCGAATCGATAGAGATTGCACTCAGGCCCAGCGAGCCGCCGTGCCAGGCTTGCACGTAGCGCCCCGAGAGGTAAGCCGTCACCGGCGCCCAGTCATCTTCGGACGCGGGGTTGCCATGGATGACATGGTGCTCGACGTGCCATGACTCGAGTCCGCGGCCCCATGCCCATACGTCGATCTCCCAACGGTCACGCTGCACGTCCACGCCCGCCGTGAGCACGAGGCCGCCGGCGGGCACCGTCCTGAGCGCATAGGGCTCTGCACGTAGCTGCAGGGCATGCTCATCGGTGCGCTCGCCAACGATCTCCCATGTCTCGCCTAGCGTCTCATTGACGAAGAGTTGCATAGGCCCGGCATCGCCGCGCGCGAGCGCGTCGCATGCTTCCTCGAATTCCTTGACGATGCTTTCCCAGGTGCGCTGCGGGCTGTATGCCGCCCACACATGCAGGCCGAGGCTTTGCGGCGGGCGTGTCGGCATGCCGGCGGCATCGCGCCAGATGCGATCAGGCCCGAAGGTCTTGCCGGTCTTCTCGCACACCCAGCGGCCAGGCATGGGCAGGCCGCCTTGCAGGAAGTCGCTCTGCCGAATCGGCTTGCTGCAGTGCGGGCAGACATGCCGCACGCTGGCCGGATTGCCGCGCTCCCATTTGAAGCCGTGGAGCTTCTCCTTGCCGCCCCAAGAAAGCGGGTGCTCGACGCCGCAGTGCTTGCAGTCGATGTAGAAGCGAACGAAGCCGGCGGCGTTCAATGCGGCGCGCTCGACGTGGCACAGGCCCTTCACGCCAGGCGTGGAGCCGCCAACGAACTTCGGATAGGGGGCGCCCTCAAGACGGCCTTTCGCCAAGCCGCCCGGGTCGCCGGACTTCTCAATGGTCTGGTCGAAGGCCGACCACTCGTCGAGGATCGAGATGGCCACGGTGATGCGGCGATAGGCACGCTTCGCCTTGCCGCCCAGCAGATGAAGAACGCTGTCGCGAAACTTCTTCATCTTGATGGTGTCGTCGTTGCCGCCGCCCTTGCGGCGAGCGGCCTGCACGGAAGGCACACCGTCGCGCGCATCAAGGATGGGATCGATCTCGCTCTTGACGTAGCTATCGCGGTCGTCGTCTGTCGGTTGCCAGAGCGCCTGTTTGCGGCGGCGGTGCGCGATGTTGTAGGCGACGAAGGCGGTAATCATCTTCGTGTAGCCGACGCGCTTCGACTTCATCACGTCGAGCTCTTCGATGCGGTCATCACTCATGAAGTCGAGGATGCCGACTTGAAACGACCACGCGATCCAGCCGCCCTTCTGGTGCGAGCTTTCGCCGGCGAGCTTGAAGTGATCGGCGGCCCATTCACTCAGCGTCTGGAAGACCTCGGCGCGCAGGCTGCCGAGGCCCAGAGTCACAGCGTGAAGCACTGCCGTGAATGTTTCACGCGAAACGTGTGCGGCCATCAGGTCGTCGCCTCCGCATGATCTTCGAGCGCGGCGCCGCTGTCGTCTGCGCCCTCGTCTTCGTCGGCCTCGCGGCTCATCTTGTCCAGCTCCAACGCAACGAGCTTCTCGGTGGACCGAATCCATTCGTTGCGCGCGTTGGCGATCACCTGCTGCAGCGTGGCCTTCGCCTCGTCCGGCAGTTCCGGACATGCCTTGCGCAGCGCGCCCTCCAGTTGCTCAAAGCGATCAACGACTGCGCTCGACGCCATGCCGAGCACGTCGGCGAGCAAGCCGATAGCCACCCCAGCCAAGATCGGCGCGTGGTCTTTAATGATCTGCGCATCGAGTCGCGCATCGAGTGGGCAATGACAACGCGCGGCGGCAAGCAGCTCGACCTTCTCGCCCAGCTCGATGAGCCGACCGCTTGCAGTTCGTCATACGGCCTTTGCGAGTGAAGTCATGAAGCGCAATAGTCGCCGCATCCGCCCCACGATGGTCGCTGTCGCTGCTCGCCAGGTACACAACATTCCGGCAGGCGACGACATCATCACGAAGGTTTACAGCGCCTTCGCCGATCTCAAGGCAGGCAGCAGAGACGACGAGCTTTTCGACAGGCTCAGCGCGCACCTGAATACCGTCATGGTGCGCGCCGAAGCAAGCGATGAACTTTGCCTCGCGCCCCTCCATGCCGCAGCGGATGCACTCCGCCGCTGCGACGCAATTCGCGGCCGTCATGGCCGCTACGGCTTCGACGGACCCGGCCTGCAAGCGATGGCGGCTGGCCTTCAGGTCTGGGAAGAAATCGCCCGCAACAGCTCGCCGAGGCAGATGTTCGATGCATTCATCGAATCTCTCGCGCGCATTCGCCGCCAAGTCGCGGCAGAGGAAGGAATCACCCAATGAACACGCGCACCGCGCAAACGATGAACGAGAAACTTCTAGTCCCCGCCGCGGAGGCCGCACGGCTGCTTTCCATGGGCCGCTCCACCTTTTGGAACAAAGTGAGACTCAAGCAACTCCCCCAACCGGTAAAGATTGCGGGCATCACCCGCTGGCGGGTTGCAGACCTTCGAAGCTTTGTCGACCTACCGCGCGTCTGAGAAGCTTGATGGGCCAAGAAGGGTGGGAAGCGAGTTGCCTCTGGGTGTGTGGATAGCCTTGCGGCTAACGCTCATAGGACATCACGAAGCAGGTGCTTTTAACGGCGACCCGCCTCGTTCCGAACAGAGACCTGTTTTGCAGGTGCGCACCATTCGGGACTAAGCCGAACGGGAGGAGAGGCGCCCCGCTTCCCGCGTCGAGTGTACCGCTAATACGCTTGCCTCAACTCCTTTTTCTCTAGGGAGTTGAGCAAATCAACATCCGACCAATTCACCTGCCAATATTCTCTGCTTAGTTCGTTCGCAGCCTTTTCCAATTCCTCGCCAGTAAAATTGGTAATTCCAATTTTACGCCCTATAGCTCGCACCCATTTCTTCCTTATATTTAAAGGCAAATATGGGCAACCTAAAGCATCAAGCAGCAAATGAGCTTTTTCACTTTTTATAAATACATCACTTAGGTCTGAAAGCTTTTCTCGAAGAAACTTAATCAGTATTTTCTTAATTCGCTCATATTCATTTGAGTCGCGAATATAGAACAAACAAGACGATACCGTAAAATAGGAAAGTTCATCCACCCGCACAAACAAGTCTTTGATTATCACCTCGGGAACCAGATAAGAATCTCCCAACTCTCGGGCAGCAAGCAGTATATTCAGCATCTCGAGATGAACAAATCCGTCCACCGTGACAACACGCTGGCGCTGGCATTCGCCCACAAGCAAGTCCAAAATTAATTGATAAAGCTTGTGCGCAACCTCCTCCTCGTATTCCTTTATCTGAGCCCGAGTGAATCGAATTAAAAGAATTATTGCGGTACTCAGTTTATAGGAAGCACTCACCGAGGGAGCCACACTGTACAGAAAGAACAAGACCTCCACCAGCACAATAATGGCGGAAAAATATTCTTTGGAACCTTCATCTGCGGCCGCAGCCTCCTCGTTCACCAATCGCTTTATGCGCTCTGTGAGAGCAGAGATCAAAAAAGAAGCGACTTCATCGTAAGCAACATCGTTGCGTGAGCAAAGAACTTTGATCGCATCGATGAAACCCTTAGCTAGGCGCCAAGGCGAATGAATGGGTTTCGGTATCAGCTTCCCTAACCCATTACTCTCCAAAAAAGAATCAAAGAACGAATCCGCCAGTTCTCCAGCGCCCAAGATCAACCTTGTTTTCTTGCTTACAAATGGCCGCTGCTGCATTGCCATCTTTCCACTGTTGGCATGCAAGTTAAATTGGATCAACGCATCCGAATACGTGGCATAAATCTTGGTAGCTAAAGAGTCAGTTCTGGCAAAAATATATACGTCGTCGACGTACCGGCGAAACACAAAATCGATACCAAATTTGCACCCTCCTTCTGAGAGCCTCGATATTGCAAATCGATCAACCTCTTGAAAAATTATTTCCGCAAAAACCCTACTTACCTCGGGGCCGATGGGAATGCCGTTTGTTTCGTTATGGTTCCCATGACGAATGACGGAATCAAAATCATTGCCAAAAGAACTGGATCTAATATTTTGCTTGACGAACTCTTTATCCTTAACCGCCCAAGCTAACGAGTGCGTGTAAATGCTGTCAAAGCATTTAGCAACATCCAGCGTCATCTGTACGTCAAACCGTTTTTCCAACTCAAAATAATCGGCCGAATCAAAGAATTTGAAGAGCCGATCATATCCTCTGTATGCAAAGTACGACGGTGTATGCTTTGCGTATCCATCTATGCTTTCAGACGAGATTCGGCCTTCTTTATATTTGTAGATGTTTTCCCAAGAACTCTTGGAATAAAAAGTACTAGCGATAGATTTCGGGGCCCGAATTGACGCAGGACTTATTGCACAGTAGTGAAGAATTATCCGATCGTATTGACGATAAAACTCTCGAATCTTCCACTGCGATGCAGGATGAAGAAGTGCCAGTCTCCTGTACTCCAGCGAGTTCTTGCGAACCTTGTAGAGGTACGGCTCAGTTGACTTTGCGGCAGTCCCGCCTTCTCCGAAGACAAGCGCCTTCGTAAGCCTCCGCTGGAATTCGCTTGCTGCAGGAAGATTCTTCACGCGCTCATATAGCCCGTCGTTCGAAAAAATAATAGGAGTCTCATATGGCAAAGTCTCGGTGATGAGGACCCGATCGTAGTCACTCCGTTTGATTATATTTTTCTTGGCCATGCCAGCTTCAATGCTTCCAGCACTGTTTTATTGTATGGATTCTATCCGGGGTGAAATAGATAAACGTTTTTTGCGCATGTCCTCTAACGAAACTGTTAGCTAACAAATTCCTTTTCATTGATCCCGTCAATAACGCAGACAGTTTCTTCCCGAGACGACCATGGCTCGACAGCACCAATCCACGCAAATAGTGATCTAACTCTCCGAGGCTTCGCGCCCCATGCTGAACCAGCGGATAGCTATGGAATATGCCCGCCAGCTTCTTTTTTCTAATATGAATATTGAAGACGCTAAAATTATTAGACAGGTATTTAACCCGATCTCTCAATAGCGAAAAGTCTTTGGTTTGTGTGTACTCGTAGAAGGCTCTCGACAGCCGAAGTTTATATTTTTTGACTTTTCGGTCTGCGATATCAATTTCAACATTTCTATATGATTTGTCGCTCGATCCTTTATAAGGATTGCTCGCGGTGAACTTGTACCCCAAATATTCAATTTGCGCGACCGTATTCTTGGGCTGCGCATCTTTAACTTCCACGAGCGGTCCGATCTTCGACGAAACAGTGTATTTTTCGTAATTTAGTTTCAGGCCAGACGGAAGAGAACCTTTCACCTGGGCAAGAAATTCATTTCGCGCCTCTTCGCCAGAAGTGATAACCACTATGTCGTCGACATATCTGGAATAAAAAAAGACATGCTGGGCATTTTGCATTTTTGAATCAAAATGCCGCATCATGGTTTCTGTAAGGACCGCACTAATTGGCAAACCTCTAGGCACCCCCACTCCACCGAGGTCCGTGTGCCGCGCTAGTAGCGTTTCAATGAGCCGCTTGCTGTGAGGGCTGAGACGCACCAGCTCTCCTATTTCACCGATAACGGCTGACTTCTCAAATGACTCGTAGAATCTTCGGATGTCCAATCGATATATTCTGTACGGCACACCTTCTTTGAGAAATATTTTTAGTTTCTCAACTATATGAGATCGCCCTAGAGGTTGCACGCCGGAGGCCAGCCGTAGATTTCGTGCGAGCTTGCGTTCTACAAGCTGATCTCCCTGCTTTCCTAGCTTGAAAACTACGGCTTTCCGTAAAATGAATTTCGTTAGCGGGTTGCTGGGCGCCGAAAACTTTGTTTTTGCGGCCAGCATGGAGGTTAGGATTAGGTTTGTTCGGTGGGCCTCTTGGGCTATCGTCGGCACCTTTCGGAAATCGCTCTTGCGAATTTCTCGTTCCAGGCCATGTTTGCTGAATGCTTGGTAATCCAATGTAGCCCCTCCGAAAAAGCGAATCCCGATGCTGGACCCGCCATGTTTTAAACAGTTGGACTTCAGAACTCGGAGCAACTCGGCCACGCTCGGACGGCTACCGCTATGTGGCGCAATTTCGCATTGCACGATCCTCGGCTCTTAGCACGGGAGGTCAGAGCTTGGCTCTATCGCATAAACCGCAGAACTGGCTCCGTTCCGACCAACCTAATCGTCCGGATGAATCCGGCCCTCCTGTGATTGAAGTAACGCAATGTAGCGCGGATTGGCTAAGTTGCGTTACTCTGCGGCGTAGCGCCACCAGCGCTAATCGGATCTGGACTGTGCAGCCTCCAGCCAGTTAGACCACCACTGCATCAGTTCACGGCGCTGTGTGAGATATTCCGCGCGGTTGTAGGCCGCCCGAACGGCATCCGTTTCCTTATGCGCGAGTTGCCGCTCGATCACGTCATGCGGGAAGCCCGACCGCTCATTGAGCACTGTCGAAGCCAAGGCGCGGAACCCGTGGGCCGTCATTCGCCCACGGTAGCCAAGCCGATAGAGCGCAAAGAGAAAGGTGTTCTCCGAAAGCGGATGCCCCGGATGAATGGGCGAATCGAGCACGAGCGCACCATCGCCGCTCATCTCTCGCAGCTTCGCAAGGATCGACTGCGCCTGTCGCGAGAGAGGCACGACATGGGGCATGCGCATCTTCATGCGCGTCTCGGGAACGACCCACACTGCGCCGCCTTCCTTCAGTTCCCCCCACAGCATTCCCCGCAACTCACCAACGCGGACGAAGGTATGCGCGAGCAGTAGCAGCCCGAGTCGGGTTACTGAGTCGTCGTATCCGTCGATGGCACGCATCAGCCCTCCGGCCTCTTCGGGCGGGATGCTTGACATCGGCTTCTTCGTCTTGCGAGCAACGAGCACGCGTGTAAGGCCAGCAGCGCCGTGCTGCTCTATGAGTCCGGTGTCTTGGGCATAGTCGAAAACTGCCGAAATCCGGCTCGCGACACGGTGTCCCGTTTCGATCTTTCCGCCCGCCTGGGCAGCGCGAACCACCTTCACCAGCTCCGACCTGGGAATCTCGTCGATAGACAGCTTGCCGAGAAATGGCAGCGCATACCGCTCCAAGGTGTTCGCGACCTGAATCTGATGCTTGCCATTGGAAAGAGTCGGCAGCTTCGCCTTCAGCCAATCGCGCATGACCGTCTCGAAGGTTGGCGCGAGCTTTCGCGCCGGAGCCTCTTCACGCCCCGCCAAGTGTGTCTTTCGCGCCTCCGCAAGGCTCACCCTAGGGTAGAGGCCGTATGTCCTAGTCTTCTGCTTTCCGGCTTCTGTGTAGTTGGCTCGCCAGCTCTTTGCGCCCTTAGGCGAAACATAGAGGTAGAGGCCGTGGGCATCGGCCAACTTGTACGCCTTCTCGCGCGGCCTGGCCGCATCAACAGCTTTAACGGTGAGTGTCAT